GTTGATCTTTGGTCAAGTGGATCGTTAGATCCTGCTGAACCTAATGGTTTGATTATGTTCTTTAATGCTTGTCCTGAGATTCTTGTTATACCGTAGAAATCTCTACCAAAGATAGGTGTTTTGTAAACTTTTGCTGAGCTAGATCCTTCTGCAACTTCATAAGAATTTTCTGAAAGTAAGAATCTTACATTTCCTAATGCTCCAACTTCGTCTTCCATTACTTTAGCTTGAGATGGATACTTTTGTACTGGGATAAAGTTAGTATCTGCTTCAAGATCTCTTAATACTTTAGGATGAATAATTGCGATAAATGCTTTACCTACTGGAACAGTGTTAAATGCGTCCATTGGGTCGATCATTTCTGTGATCATTTTTGCATGATTTGTTCTTAATGTAAGAACTGCTTCTTTAATTTCAGTTGCGTTTACAACCATTGAAGCTGTGATGTCTCCAACTGCTGAGGCTGTTGAAGCATATTGAATTGTTGTACCTGCCACCAAAACGTTTCTACAGAGAGTGTCTAATGTTTCTCCTGCTTGATCTCCAAGAACGTTTGCTGTTTCAACTAAAAGTGGGTCAAGTGTTGAGAATTGCAAAACATCTGACATTGTTACATAGTCTCCATATTGAAGAACTGTTGCTGTAACGTCTGTGATTGAAAGAGCTGAACCTGCTGGTGTGACACCTTCGGTTAAAGCTGTTGTAGCTACTGTTAAGTTACCATATCTTCGGAATTTAATTACTGTACCATTACCTTCTGGAATATCCCTTACTTGACCGAATCTAGTAAAGACAAAGTTTGTTACGGCTCTGGTTAAAAGAACTGGAGAATACCAATTATCAACTGCTTGTGTTACATCTGCTGTACCTGTTAGTGTGTCCATATTTTTATTGTTTTATAAACCAAAAAAAACTCCCCTCTTCGGGAAGCTCCTTTGTTAGGTTGCTTTTTTGATCTATATACAGAATATACCTTTAGAAAATCCGTGTCAATAGGGGAAAATGGAGCAAAATAGCCTCAACCTTATCTTTCTCTATAAGTTCCTGCTTTTCTCATAGCGGTAATTTCTTGCTGGATTTGACTAGCAGACATGCCCTTAAAACTCTTAATACCTGAGTTATTTACACCCTTACTATCATCTGTCACGTTTGGTCTATTTCCACCACCACCATTATTATTATCTTTATTGGCGTCTACATCTGCGTTCTTTGCTCTCTTTGCACCGATTTTAACAAAAACATCAACTCCTGCTACATCTATAATAGCCTGAACAACTGGCTTGCCCTGATAAGTTGGATGATTGGCATATCTTAATATTTTGGTTTCAAACTTCTTAAGCTCTGGAAAATCACTTATTGCTTTTGTCCACTCCTTTGAGACACGAGCTTCTTCGTTAGCTTTAAGAATCGGGGCAAGAGCGTTTTTAGCTACCTCTTCGGCCTTTTTTGTAATAACGTTTTTATCGTCTTCGTCTAGGTCGTCGTCCTCAAGGTCGTCTTCGTCTTTATCTTTTTTGTCTTTTTTATCCTTTTTATCTTCTATGTCTGCTGGACTTTCTCCGTCGTCTTCAAATTCAATGTCGTCCTCGTCTTTTCCACCGTCGTCGTTATTGTCGCCAAAGAAACTACTGTAGGTCTTTTTTTGATCATCAGAAAGTTTATCTTGATTTGTTTTTAAGAAGTTTTTGTGGTCGTCGTTAAGCTGATCTACTGGTAAAGCTGTAACTGTTTCTATTGTTAATTCGTCTCCCATTTTAGTATGTGGCTTCCGTCTTTGGTTTAGCCTATATACAGTATTGTATATTATTTATCCGTTGTCAACTATGTCTATTTTTTTGCTTCCGTCACTGAAAGGATCAAGGTTTACGTCTGGTATTTCTACATCTCTATTAATAGACTGAATCAAAATGTCTGGCAAGTTTCTAAACCACAAACAAAGATCCCGCCTATCACGTTCTCTATTAAGTTCTTCTCCCTGAATATCACTATCTAGTATGCTTTGCTCATAACCTTTAATCTTTATATCTAAAACCTCTTGGATTCTTCGCCAACCTGCACGACCTTTAATATCAATGAAGTCCGCTTGTACTTCCTGCGGTTTACCTGAATTGACAAAATCACTAGTCAACTCTTCAACAATTTTACTTTTTATACTTTTCATATTATCCCGTTGCCATACCTGCTACCTGTGATGGTTTGCCACTTAGTGCGTCTAGGTTTAGTCCACCATCAACTTTACCAACGGCTGGTGGTTGAACTGGTTGTGGAAATAGTTCTGGTTGATTCCTTTGGATACTCATAGCCTGTAAATGAGCTTCCATGTGAGCAAGTTTAGCTTCTGTTTCACTAGCTTTTGAATGAATCTCCCAGTGTACTTTGTGGTCGTCTTGGGCAGTAATGGGTGGTAACTTGTTACTATTAATAATGTCGTTTTCCTTTTCTGCCCTGATTTCTTCAACTGTTGGTGGAAAAAGTCTATCAACTTCATCTCTTTGCATACCAAATAGTTTAGCCATTTTCTTTTGGAAATACCTATGATTAGCTGTTGGATCTGGATTAACAACCGCTTGGCCAAACTGAGTTAATAGTCCTCTCTTTTGGAAGTTCTTGGCTTCTGACAATATCGCAGATTCAATAACCACGTCTGGATCAATTGAAGCGATTATGTTCTCTTTTGTTAATGGCCTCCACTTAGCACCAAATGCACCATTAAGTCTAATGACCTTTTCGTCAATCTTGTCTTTGAAGTTCTTTTTGTACAACCTATACCATCCTTGCCAAAATGCCTCTTCACTCCATCCGAATACACGGGTTGCAAGTGCAAACCTTTTATCAACTCTTGAAGCAACAAGGTTAAGTTCTCCAAGTGTTCTTTGTTGTTTTGAAATCTGACCCTGTTGCATGTCTGGGTTTGCTGTTGCCCTTTGTGCGGAAGCGTCAAGGGTATCCAAAACAAACTGCAATAATTGCATGTTTGGAGAAGCTTTATTAATAGGACTAATAGCCGTTTGTGCGTTTGCCTTTCCTTTTAATGGTACAAACCTGTTAAAGTCTTTGTTTATGTTTGCAAGGTCGGCTGGATTCTTAACTTCCTTCTCATTATAAGCATAAGCTGGATACAAGTCTGATTTTAATATTTTGATACCCAAGTTAATAGCAACTGATTTTTGTCTTTGTTTATCTTCTGTAAGATCTGGGATAGATACACCGTTCCAAGTGTGTGCGGTTGGATAAAGTGGTCTATCTATAAGTGGCCAGTCGTCTCTACTCGAGCCTATTTCGTCAAACCTAACTATTGTCTTCATGTTGTTTGCAAGAACAACTGATACCTTTTTACCTCTAAAGTTTGTTATCCATTCTAGTAGGTTGTAGTCTCCGTTACCATATAAATTAGCTTCTTTGTAGAAATCTTTACCCAACATTGCTTCAAGACCCTGTGCCTGAAATCTTTCTTGTTGTGCTTTTTCAAGCAACGAGTTTAACTTACCACCAGTTCTAACCTCTCCAATATTAATAAAGTTGCCGTTGTCTTTCATCCTTTGCTTGGTCATTGATATTTCACGACCTCCAAACTTCATCTCCCCATTTCTGTCCATGTCTCCGTTAACTGAAACGGCAAAAGGATCATGTAAAAATGTCATGGCATCCCAATTGATTGGTTTAGGACACATTTTACGCCTATCAAATTCTCTCATGTACACAAAACCTCTTCCAAAAAATCCTGCGTCCCATATCCATTCGTAATCAAGGATGGCTTTCTTCATTAATTTATAGTCATAAACGGCCATTGAGTTTAGATTTTCTTCTGTATCTTGATCTCCCTCTTCTTTGGCTTCGAAGTTTGCCATCATCTGATCGTCGTAGAGTGAAGCTAAAGTACCTTGAAATATACCAAACATTAAAGGTTCGCCAACTAAGTCTTTATCTAGTTTTTGGTTGTTAAACAATCTAAGTCGTGTTAGATTTTCTGCGATCCTAGCATTTTGTGAATCGTAAGCAATGGCGTATTCAGTTTGAACCTGTTTAACGAGATCACTAAAGTTTGTTTGTTCGTATTTATCCATAGCCCTCTTCATATGTCGAGCTACATACTCATCTTGAGGTTTTTCCATTGGTTCTGCCATACCTTAATAATAGACCAAAACGGCGTACTATACAATTACTCGTTGACGACTGGGGTATTATCTAGGTTCATTGCGTGAAGTATTGCGTCTGTTTTCTCTTGTTTTTTTGCTTTCGCCATTTTCTTTGGATCTTCAATCATCTGACAAACGGTATGTGTAACCATTGTCATGTACTTATAAGCATTTTTTAATTCCTTTGCTCTAAACTCCTTTTGTTTCTTGGCATATTTAATAAACAAGTGATGTTGATAGAACTTCCCGTCTTTGTGCATTATAGCTTGGAAAGTACAACCGCCGATTCTTTCTATACTTTGGATTATAAAAGAGAAGCCATGATACTCTTGTGGTATTCCTATTACTGTTATTCGTTGCTGTTGTTCCATGTTATTTAATAATCTGTCTTTTCATCTCTTTGGCCATGTAACTTTTGTGTTCTCCTAAATTCATGTCGCTTGGTTTTTCGTTATATTCCCCGATTGATACTATTTTAAATCCTGAATGAGTTCCTTTTTGGTCTTCGGTCTTTCTCATCTGTTTAAGCTTTACCTCTACTTTGTAGGTCTTACCAACTTCCCAACCTTTTATAATTGGATGTTTGGCACTATCAAGATAAATATCTGGAAAGTCTGACATGTCGTTCATCATATAATTTAGTATAGCACCAAACTAATCAATGTTAAACCAAGCTTCTGGATCTCTTGTTTTCATAACTTTATCTACAAACTTGTATAGATAGTTAAACCATTCCTGATACATAAATTTGACGTTGCTCGTTAAATACTTGTTTGCATTTTCCTTTACCCTTTTTCTATAGTGTGAATTTGAAGAAGCTGTTATACACCACTTGGCCTTTCTGACAAAGTCTTTAAAAGTATTACATCTATAGCTATGAACATTATTTATTGTCTCTGGAAACACACCAAAGTCTGTAGTGAGTGCTGGAGTACCACAAAGCTGAGCTTCAACGCTAGTACCAGCAAAAGGTTCAAGATAGGTTGATGGAGTAAATACTGCGAGAGCTTTGGCTATTAACTCTGTTTTAGTCTTTGGGTCGTTTATAACTCCTAAGTATTCTGCACCTTCTAAATCAAAACCTTCTGTTAATTGACCAACAATCTTAAGTTTCTTACCTAGCTTTTGTGATACTCTTTGAGCTATTTTGATACCTTTCTTAGGTATTGTGCGACCAATGTATAAGAAGTAGTCCTCTTTTGGAAGCTTTAATAAATCGTCGGTATAATCTGAATCTTCCCAGTAATTAGGAATGACACGATCTGTCATTTTGCCGTCATAATTAACCGACTTGTTTTTACCATACTCCATACCGTGTATGAAACTTCTAACACTATTACTTTCAAATGCTCTGAATCTTGCGTGTGTTTCGTGATAGCCTATGCCAGTCTCACAAGTTAATGGAATATTAACCGCTTCTGATATTTGTCTCCAACTCTTTCCACCTTGAGGCTGTAGTAAGAAGTCTCCGTCTTTCTTTCTTTTGTTAATCTCCGTGATTGTGTTGGCTATCCACTTTTTGTGGACTTCTGATAATGGTTCTACTTCATCAAACCTAAATGTTTTACCTTTAGTCCAATCGTAACCTATTTCAAAACGATTGTCCCCGTCTCCATAACTGTCTCTAATGTCTTTTAGTGTGTGAGTTATTACTATCTCGTCGGCTTCTAATTCGCTTCCCTCTGCACCATAAAATATAACTGTGTGGCCTAGAGACTTAAGCATTGAGGCAAGCTTTACAATCTTTTGAGTAAACGCACACGGTAGGTATTTCTTCTTTGCTGGAAGATGATAAAGACCAACCATGTGGAATGTGTATTTATTTTGGGTCATATTTTATTTTATAGACTTCGCCAGTAATACCCAAGAAACGTTTACATCTAAGACACCAAATTTCGTCGCCTTTAACGACCGAATCGTGCTTAGAAATGTAACAAATAAGTTTACTGATTAAGTTTGCCATTGTAATGTTCAGTTGGAAAAACACCGTAATATGCTTTATTGTAGCCGTTCCATAAATCACTATCCAATATTTCTGTTCTACCGTTTCCACCCAACCATTTGTTTAGTTCATCTTCTCTTAAGGTTTGTGGGTGGCCGTCATGTGGTGGAGTATCAAGCCATTCAAACATTCTGATTAGTTTTGCATGCTTCTTAGCATTTTCAACAATCTTTTTAGGATCTTGTGTATGCTGTAGAACGTTATAAATCCATATCTCATCAAACACCCCATCTAATTTAACTGTCTCTGCGGGCTGTGTTAAAAGGTTTATATTTGCGTCCAAGTATCTCATATAAGCCCATGATGGTAGCTTCATTGGTTCAACAACTAACCCAAAAGCTAAGTTCCTAGCCTTTAATAGTAGAGAGGTAACACCACCGCCAATATCACAAATAGATTGATTGTGAACGTCAACCCACTTATCAAAGCCATTAAATCTCATGTCTAACCCCATTTTCTTACCATAAACTAGTTGTTTGGACTCTTCGCCGCAGGTATTCTTTGCACTACTCCACCAAGCTTTCTCAAACTGTTGTGCTTTTAACCACTCGTCATTCTTTATTTTCATTTCTTTTCCTCCACTAGTTTGGCAATATCCTTTAATAAATCAATGTCTTTAGTCGGATCTGTGGCATACGAAGCACCTAGTGTGTACCTTAGTGGCATGCCGTTAACTAAATGAATAACAAATTGACCATAGTCGTAGCTTCTGAGTGCTTTAATAATAACTATTTCAAAAGGGGATAATTCAAAACTTATTCTCTGGGCGTTAAGCTTCATTCGTTGTTCGTTAGTTAGTGGTAAACCTTGATGGTTTTGTTCGTTATCCATAGCTTAATTAATTGTAGCACATTAACTAAAAGGGTCTAGGTTTGGTACATCAACATTTGCTCTAGGATTGTCAAACAGTGGGTGGTATTTTCTAACAGGTGGGGCATTGTATGGCACAAAGCCCGTGTCATTAATCAATGCACGACCCAAGTTCTCCATCATGTGATCGTCTTTATCTTGAGGTTTTTCGCTTTGATCCTTTTTGTCCGCACTTTTACCCTGCCATTCATTGTATTGCCAGTGTTCAAACTCGTAGATTGTTCTGACACATGTATCAAACACATAAAGCATAGGGGGTCTTACCATGACACCGTTGACCATTTCGTAGTCTAATGCGTCTTTAGTGAGCCTTATACCCATCTGACGTTCTTTTGAGGCGGGAATATAGTCTAAACCATTGTTTTGAAGTGTTTCTGCCAACGATTGTGTCTCTTCTCCACCAACGCTTCTGTGTTGATCTTTGTTCCAAGCTAGTCGATCTGCTCGTCTTTCAACTATTCTATATTGTCCTGCTATCTTTTTAACCCTTTGGATGAGTTCGCCAATACTTTCCATGTTCTGATAGAGTTCATCTATTACAAACTTCCTGCCGTATTTATCAGTTGCAACCCACATTAAAGCGTCTGGGTTTCTAGGATGAGGGTCAAGTAGCTCTATAACAGAATAGTCTTGTGGCGTGATAATAAAAGGTTTAATGACGTGTATCTTCCTGTCCCATTTCTTATAGACTAAACCAGTTAAATGTTGAAACAATCCAAAGATACGAGCTTGTTTATCTTCCTCTGAATACTGGGCGATTTGTTTTAATATGTTCTCATGTTTTAAGAATCCTCTTATACCATGCTCTTCGCAAGCGTCCTCAACCGTAGCAGTTATAAAAGCTCTATGTTCTTCCTCGTTGTTTTGGTTAGTGATTATTTCGTCATACATCCATGCCGATCCTGTAAGTGGTGTAGCAGTGATCCAACAGCCACCACCTAGTCTAAAACGGGCGATAGTAGCTTTATAAATTGGTTCTGGTGGCGGTTCATCAAACCAAGCCCATCCTAGTGTTGCGGATTCAAACTCTTTAGGGTCTTGCTCATAAGTCATAATGTCAAACTCCCATCCTGTGTCTGTTTTCCACGAAGACTCAAAATGTTTACCGTCACGGCTTGTTGTGTACTTATTGAATGAATATCTACCTTTAGGAAATACGGCTTTGAGAGTAGGAATAATCGTTTTAATAACAGTTGTCGGATCTGAAATTATTCTGCCCCTCTTTGGATATGGATATTTTTTAAAGAAATCGTGTTGGAAGTATTGATTGTCTGTAGGCCACAATAAATTAGCTAGCATATTAGCACCTGCGTATGTCTTGCCAATTCCGTTAGCGGCCGAAAGTAAAACTACTATATTATTACCGTCTGCCACCAGATCAATAAACTCTTCGACCTTACCAACTGGGGCGTAATACCTGTGTGGTTCATTCGTTAATCTATGAGCTTTTAGTTTCTTAAGCTCTTCAAGTAATTGTTCGTCAGTCTTTGCTTTCATTGATAGTCTGCATTTCTGCTTTTGCTTTTCTTAATAAAACACTACTGTCTGTCTCGCCATTTATTAAAGTCTGTGCTGTTTCAATTGCTTGTTCTTTTAAAACATCAAAAACATCTCCAACCATAACTTTAATTTGTTTATTGGTTTTTGTTGCGTCAACAGTTGTTACTTCGTCGCCGTATTTTTTACCGTCTATCATTATGTACCAGCCTATTTTTTGTATTTGACCCATATTTTTAACACCCCCTAGCCTCAACGGGTTTGTGTAGTCGATTTTAAGGCCTCTCTAAAATAAAAGTGGACTACTTACCCGTTTCATTTTTCTTTGATTTTTTATATCTTGCAACCTTAGCCTCTAATTCTTCAATTGTCTGGTCTAGTTCCTCGTCGGTCATGTTGTCAAACTGATTAACAACTCTTATTTTTTCGCCAGCGTACTTATCACGGATTTTATACATCATATCAATAGCCCCCTGTTTAACTCTAAGGTTTTCGTTTTGGTTGAGGATAAAGAGGTGTTGCTTATAAACATTATCGTCATTTAATCCAAACTCTTCAAATTTACTGTTTATGTAGTTAAAAATGTTCGGTTGTCTAAGTAAGTCCGAAGCCATACTTGAAGCAATAAGTCTGTTCTTTGGGGTGTATCCCGCTTTAAAAATTGCGTCTACTCCATTAGCTTTAAAACTTAGATAAGCTTCACAAAACTTTTTTTGTTGAAATGTCATTGAATACTCTATACCGTCCTCTGCAACATACTTGAAGATTCTATGTCCTGTAGACTTCCTAGCTTTTCTTTTTAAATCTTTTCTAGCTTTTGGCATATTATTTATACTTCCTGTCTCGGTTAGTACTATTTCAGTATAGTAAATATCATTGCGGATTGCTAGTTTTTTGTTTCTTCCAGAACTTTAAATGGTTTGGTTGATTTGCTAGTGAGCGTTCCTTGTGATTTCCTTTGTCACAACTGATTTTTTCGTCGGGGATTTGATAGACCTTTTTGTCCTCTTCTTTCTTTTTCTTTAGTGTAGCGTCCTCTGGTTTGATTCTTTCCATACTAGTATAGTGTGGCATACAAGTAATGGCGTTTTCTAGTATATCTGGGTATACAAGTAATTCTTTTGCTCCAGTGAAAGGATTCGAACCTTTAGTCTTTCGGTTAACAGCCGATTGCATTGCCATTATGCTACACTGAATTATTGCTCCGCCTCATGGATTTGCACCACAATTTAATGATTCAAAGTCATTCGTCCTACTGTTAGACGAAGGCGAATTAGTCAGGAATAGAGGAATCGAACCTCTTCGACGTGTACCCAAGACACGCACACTACCATTATGTAAATTCCTGTTGATGTTGTGCGAGGTTGAGAAGGATCGAACTTCTGTTTAAAGTTTTGGAGACTTTTGGTAAACCACTAGCCTACAACCCCGAAGAGTACGGGTTGATTCTGTGGATTATTTTGCCATTTAGTTACCATGAATTTATTATAACACATGCGGTCTGTAAGAGAATCGAACTCTTGCTCTAGCCTCGACAAGGCCACAGTCTACCATTAACTTAACAGACCTGTTAAAAAACTTACTGACGGCACTCTGTATTATGGTCGATCTACAAAAAGGTTGTAGGTTATCCATTATGCCCCCGACTAACTGCAGTGCCGTTTTACCTCCGTGCCATACACACATGTGGAGTGGGTCTTGTCTCTAAGTGCCGTTACAAATCTTTTAACTTCTAATTGTTGGGGTCAACCACATAACTGTTGACCTACCAATAAAGTAACTTTCATGGTCGGTGTAGAAAGGAGATGATTAAATTAACTATCAACTGCCCGAAGTAGTTAAAAAGTCTCTTGTTACCACCCCAACGATTAAAAGTTAAACGATCATGTCTTCGCCGTAACTACTTACAATTAAAGCTTTAAATGATTCCGCTTGACTTTCTTTTACTTCAAGGACGTTTGCCTCAACAATTACCTCTCTTTTAACCTTTTCAGACTTAATCTCAACTCTGTTTATAACAAAGCTTACTGGTTCTTTAACAAAGATTAAAACCTTTTTCTCTTCTTTTGGCTTTACGACCTTTTGCTTTTTGTTGACAACTTTGTTGACAACTTTAGCTTTTTTGTTTACAACTTTTTTCGATTTTTTAGTTTTTGCCATTATATAATCTCACCCCCTGTCATAATTTATTTTAGTCTAATATAAAGTGATTAGTCAAAATTTTGTAACCATCTTTTAAGACTTCAACCATGTGTTCAAACATTACTGAGTTTCTGCCGTCTCTGGTTATAATC